GATACTTAGACCGTCCTCGGCATTTGCCACCCTTAGGTTATTACTTAAAGTAGCACCGACATTGTTAAAGGTGCCACTATCTGAAAGAGCTGTGAGGATAGACTTTTGTAAGGTAGCATCGTCCTCAGGGCTGATACTGTCTGATATTTTATGTGAGCTTGGTTTTGAGTTGGTCTTCTTTAAAACACAGTGAAGGTCAAAGCTTGCTTGATTAGTTCCACCGTTAGTATAAACCACTCTATAAAATTGTTTATTAGGTTGAAACGAAAAGGTCTTTTCAGTATCCGCTGGGATTGAAAAGCTATCTGATACTCTCCAGTTAGTAGAACCATCACTAGAAGTCTCAATACTTAAACCATTAGTGGCACTTGCTACATCACTATGGACGGTTACAAAGATAACAGCGTATTTTAACGTGTCTTTTGCTGTCCCTGTAAAGATTGAACCTGAGGTCAATGGGGTAGCTGAACTATTACCAGTGTCTACCGTCCCCTCCATAACAGTGTGGACTTGACCACTATCATCTATCTTAGCTGAGTTGGCGGGGGTGTCCTTGTCTATAAGATAGGTGTCCACGTTATTGTTAACATTTACCCCAGCACTTACCGTAACATCACTACCACTTACGTCAACGGCATCATTGGCAAACTCTAAAGGCAGGTCGGTTGTTATCTCTGCGGTTACTGCTGAACCACTTACGTCTACTTGGTCATCTAAAAAGTTTAAGTCATCTACATCAAGCTGTGTGGCCGTGACGTTAACATCATCCTCAACGATAACCTTAGCTTTACCATTGGCATCTATCGAAAGGGAGTCCCCGGTGGTTTCGTCTATCAGAATTTTCTTTCTAAAATTACTCATACAATATCCCAATCGACTCCATTAAATATTAAACTAAATGACTCTCTTGAATATATAACAGGGTTAACTACGCCTTGAACTGTTATGTTTAAAGTATTGGTCCCAGCACTTGAGTTAACAATACTTATTTCGGTTCCTTCCACTATACCACCCAAGCTTGTCGTAATACCCGATGAGGTCTGTCTAATTAACTCATAAAGGCTAGCGTTAATTGTCTCTGTCGTGCTTGTATCTATAACTCTATTAATTGGGTCGAGGTCAAAAACTAAAACCTCACCCTCTAATTCAAGAACACCATCAATATCCAAATCCCCGTGGACTAGCATTAATTGGTTTTCAGGAACCGTGACCGTCTTTCCTGTTACTATATTATTATAGGAAAAATTTTCTGGCTCAATCGAAACAAGGTCAAACTTGCCTGTGAATGGGTTGAGCTTTAATCCCATAATGCGCTCGTGAACTCAGTGTCCTGCGCAACCGAGTAGGTTGTAACTATCGTATTATAAAGCGTCACTTTAGAGGCTGATTCATAATAATTATATGTCACGGTTTTATTTGAGTCGGTGTAAATCGCCTCAACAAATTTAGCTAGGGGGTCAATAACAACCCCGCCCTCTAGGGCAAAGTTACCAACAAAGACCTCTTGAGCCGTTTGGTTGGGTCTAGTGGGTGAAACCACATAGCTATTCTTTTCCTTGTCCCTTGCGGAGCCGGGTGCTGATACACTCATGTCTTCTTACTCGCATAATACCAAGCTATAACGCCTTTACCTCTAGGGTAAATGGAAATTATCTTGAAGGTAAAGCCCGTTGTTAAAGCAAGCTTAGTTAGCTTCTCAAACATATCAGACTCGTTCTTCCCTCGAATAAAATTATAAGGAAGGTCTATCATGTAAAAAAAGGGGGCCGAAACCCCCTCTCCTATTTAACTGTTAAGGTGTTTCTTCAATCTTTACAACACGCTTACCAGAATCAAGAACCTCAAAACCACCTAAGTAGTCTAGAGAATATCTCCACGCAAGGTTAGCTAGGTCATAATCTCTCTGAACTCTAACGGCCTGTTGCATAGCAAATCCACAAGCTGTAGGGTGCCAAGCATAAGAATCAGTCCCAGAAAATACATTAGAGACAATTACTCTCATTCCGTAAATTTGCCCGATTTCCCCGGCCATAACTGGTCTTTCAGAACCGTATTTAGAGGCATCAATAAAGTTATCGATAAGAAGCATGTTCTTCTCTTGAGAATTACCAACTCCAAGAAAACACTCTTGAGGGTTGATGTTCTGAGCGATTAGAAGCCTTCTCATTTCGAGAATATCAGTTAGCTCAATGTCTTCATTAGTAGCATCGTTATACTGAATAACGTGGTCAGGTGCTGATGTTGAAGCGTTATCAAACTCTGCCTTGATTTTAGCGTCAATGTCATAAGCCAAATCTTTTGAAGCTTTAAGGACAGCATCTTGAATTACGTTAACCATAGCTTGTTGGTTTGCAATATCCTCTAGAAGGAATTGAACCACTCTATGTTGGTCTAATGAAATTGTATCGGCTGCATAAGTAATAACCTGTGAGTCTACCGCTGTATTCTCAGACTTATCACCTACTGTAAAACCTCCCGAACGAGGTAGCTTAATAGAACTTGAACCGGGTACGGCCAGTGAACTAAAATCGCTTACTGTCGGTAAAAGTTTTGATTCTTGTTGTAAATAAAGTTGAGCCATTGACGAAATATTCGCTAATGCACTTGCACTAGTTTCCGTTACGCCCATTAATGCGTCTGCCATTCTTATCTCCCTGTGTTAAGCATACTTTTGATGCTTTCTTTTAGTAACATTTCTCTCTCTGACTTGTTTAATTCATTCAGAGACTTACCTTGTGGAGCTTTAGCACTTGGATTTTTATTCACCATTGAGGCGGGGGCATTTTGTTTAAATAGATAAGGTTCCTCGTTCCTTAGCGCGGCAATTGCTTCCTCTACGCCTTCGAATGATGTTCCAACCTCTGAAATCTTTACGGCATCAGAATCTAAAACAGCACTTACTAACCTTTCTACCTTATAAGCGTCTTGAGCATACTGAGAAACTTGGAAGTTAATATTCTGCTTTAAAGAGTTGTTTTTCAATTCAGAAAAGTTTTCCTTTAATGCTTTATATTCCTCACGTTCCTTTGCAAGCAACTCTTGAAGCTTACCACCCTTTTCGAGTTCTTCTTTTTCTTGACTGCTAATTGAATCTCTAAGCTTACGGTATTTACCAGCATGCTCCTTTGATTCATTCTCCAATCTTTCGCTCTTTGATTGAAGTTTTGCATTAACGGCCATTAAGTTCTCGACCTGCTTTTGAAGCTCTGCCGGTGACATTTGCTGAGATTCCTCATTACCACTTGTTGACGCTTCATTGGTTTGCACTTCTGCATTTTCCATAACTTTAACTCCTTAAAACCTTCGTTTCATTATTATTAAAAAGAAATAGACACAATTTGTCTAATTCTGCTTTTTTACCGCCTTTTTAACGGCCTTCTGTAGTATTTTATTTATAATGTTTGTTATCCTGATATTGAAACGCTCTTTCTTTTTGACGGGTAATAGCTTCCTTATAGGTAACTTACCTTGTCCCTTTTGGTGCCATTCAGCTTTTTTATCTCTAAAGTATATTAATAGCTGACCTATTTTGTTTTGTTTAACATAAATCGACTCTAGCATATCGCCTTCGCCCAACATATCAACAGGTTTTTTGCGTCCCTTCTTTTTAGAGTAAGAATCAGAATATTGCTCGTAGCGATGACCCCTAACTGGGGATTTGCCTTCTAAAATATCTTTAACAATCTCATCAGCAATATCTTGTTTAAGTTCGCGAGAGAATCGCTTCTTAATATCCTTAGGCATTTCTTTTAATGTGAGTTTTTTCTTAACTACTACTGGCATCGTTTATCATGTCCTGTATTGCTTCTTTGATACCCTTTTCAAAACCAACCTTTTTACCGCGAGAATCAGCTTCATTAGGAAGGAACTGTCTTTTAGGTGTGGTGTCGCCCACTAGGTGGTTATAACTTTTAGCTTTTTGAGACTCGGCGGTTATCTTAAATCTGATACTGTCTTTTAAGTAGTCGCTTCTGATGCTGTTAATCATCTTATCTTTTAAATGAAGGTCAGCCTTAGTGCCCTTACCCATTTTCTTTTTGATTTTGGCGTATTCCGGGGATAGTTTCTGAAACCTACCCCCAGTAACAGGGCTTCTTTGTTCTGATGTGTAGCTATGAATCTGGAGCTTCACCATATCGAAAATGTCTTTTTTAAGCTCGTCCCGCTTTTCCTCGGGAACGTCTTTCCAGTTCCTAAATTTCTTCAGTTCCATCAGGTAACTGATTTTGTCCTTCTCTATTGGCATTAAATCCACCCATAAATGATTGCACTTTGTTTTCTCTTTCTTCCCTAATCGCCTCTAGTTTATCAGCCGCGTCATTATCTGTTAAGTTAGGGTCAATAACTTGTAACACCTCAACTTCAGTGATTAGACCTAGCTCCATTCTCATTTTAATATTCTGTAGAGTTTCGGCATCGGAAATCATTACCTTCGCCTTTGGAAAGATAACCCTAAACTCATCACTCTCCGAGATGCTAAAGTCGCCGTAAACATTTCCATAAGCTTGAACAATTTCTGCAACCTTATCCTCTACACTTGAAAACCTTGTCTGATTAGA